AGATTATCCTGGCCCTGTCAGTTTAACTGAGCTGGATCATTATTATGCCAATCTATTAGAATTAATGGAAGCTGCTATCTGGGAGAGAGTGTCTGGCCCAGACTGGGCTTCTGGTGATATAGATATTAATACTGTGCATCCATTACCACCACAGCCACTTTTCAGCGATGATGGCGTAGATAATACAATGAGGTTTTGTTGTAATTTCGAAACCTTTGACGATGGGTTTAAGCTGCTATAAATAACAACATAGAATATATGAATTTATCATAGGAAATTGATTAGATGTCAAAACAAACAATATTTATCGGTACAAATGCGAATGATGGCACCGGCGACACTTTGCGTGACGGCGCAGATAAAATCAATCAAAACTTTGACGAACTATACATCTTGTCTGGAGCAGAAATATCAGAGACGATCGATGTTTCGAGTGCTTCTAACCCAGTAGTTGTGAACTCTGTTCTAACCAATGAGGGTCAAATTGATGTTTCTTTATCAGCCGGTAATCGAGTTGGTCAAACGAAAAGGTTTTTCCAAAAAGGTTCTGGGCCGTCACAAATCACTCCATCGTCTTTTGCGAACGGAACAAGAGTTACCCTAAACGTACTTGGAGTCGTAGATTTCAGTTGGGATGGCACTGCTTGGTACGTCGTTAATGATTCAAACACCCACATTACAATTAGTTAAGAAGAATTGAGAATACAATATGACTGCAGCAATTACAGACCCATATAAAAAAATCAGTCTAGATCTTTTAAAGGCTGATGTTAGCGAAGGTAATAACAGATATTACATGGGAATTGGAAGGGCTGAAGCCTGGAACGCTAACGACAACGCACCCGCTGAATTAGATAGCGATATTTCTAACCTCAGATTTACTGCTGAAGCGAGAAAGGCTTTGCAATCAGTAAAGGTAGTCGAAAAGGTCGGCTTTGTCGTTCCACGAGTCAACTGGGCTGAAGGCACAATCTACTCTCCTTACAGTGACGCTGTTTCTGGTAACGAGCAAAACAACCCCTACTATGTGATGAACTCTAATCTTCGGGTTTATATTGTTCTCGAGCAACCAAAAGACACTGAAGGAAATCCGATTCCATCCACCACCAAACCGGCTGGCGTTACACGCGATTTTAAAACTGTTGATGGATATGTTTGGAGATATTTGTACCAAATTGGACCAGAAGACGCAAACGCTTTTCTAACGACCAACTTTATTCCTGTACAGAAGGTTGATGATGTTAAGAACCCTCCTGTAACTGCGGTAGAAGTCGAACAAGACCTTCTACAAAATCAGGCTGTTGGCGGCGAGATCGCTAACATACAGTTGCTTAAACCTGGTTCTGGATACGAAAACCCAGTAACAGTCACAATTGCGGGTGACGGTACTGCCGCGCAAGCTTTTGCTTATGCTGAAGGTGGTTTTATTCGCTACATTCGACTAGATTCTGATGGAGCCGGAACTGTTCTAAGAGGTTCTGGTTATACTCAGGGTTCTGTTTCAATCGTTGGTGGGAATGGTTCTGGGGCTGAAGCTAAATTGGTTTATACTAGTCTAGATGGCATTGGAGCAGATCCGACCATTGATTTGCGTTCTAGTGCATTGATGTTTCATACTGAATTTCATGATAATGAACACGATACTATTCTAGCAACAAACGATTTTCGACAAGTTTCTTTGCTCAGAAATATCAATGATTTTGGGGTAGACACAGGATTCACGGGAAACACAGGCAACGCGCTGAAGAAATTAAAATTGGACGAGGTTGTTAACAACTTCTTACAAGATAAGGTAATCAAAGGTGCTAGTACTGGTGCTAAAGCATATGTTGCTCATTATGACGCGGCCACCAAAGAAATTTGGTACTATCAAACTTCTTCTACTTTGTTTGCGGAATTTCAAGCAGGTGAGACAATCGAAGCAATCAATACACAGGGAGCCGTTGACGCGGCATCTGGTCAAGGTACATTACTAGCCAGCTCTTTCATAGTTAATCCCGATATCGATATATATTCGGGAGACGTATTATATACCGATAACAGAGCAGCGGTTACCAGAACCGACACTCAGATCGAGGATATCAAAATAGTTATTCAGTTATAGGATGAATCATGACACAAGTATTCAATAAAGACTCTTTTAGCTCCACCTACAAGGATGATTGGAGTGCTGATAACCATTACCATAAAATCCTCTTTAATAATGGTCGGCCATTACAAGCTAGAGAACTGACTCAAGTACAGAGTATCATTCAAGCAGAAATTGCTTCAATGGGCAAAAACCTTTTTAAAGAAGGTGCTGCAGTTAACCCAGGTGGCGCTTCATTAAACGCTGGTTATCGCTTTGTTCAAATTTCAAGTACTGGAGAAAACGATCAACTAGAAGATGTTTCTGTTGGCGATATTTTTCAGAACACAAGCGGTGTGAAGGCAAGAGTTCTTGAGACAGTTTCAACTAATGGTTCTGATCCCGACACAATGTACCTCCAGTATATTGACGCTGGATTATCAGGAGCTACCACCGAAACAGTACAATTCATTCCAGGTGAAACTATTACTGGTTCTGGTCCAAACGACGGCGGTAATGGGTTTTCATTCACGGTCGCGACTGGCGATGCTGTTGGTTCTGGTGTAAAGTTTACATCAGCATCAAGCGATTTCTTTGTGTTAGGGCATTTTGTTAGTGCCAGCGCACAATCATTAATTCTAAGCAAGTATTCCCCGATCGCAAACGCGGTTGTTGGTTTTAAAATAATTCAAGATATTGTTAGTGTTGATGATTCTGTTGAACTTTATGACAACAGTGGCGCTAATCCGAACTTTGCTTCTCCAGGAGCTGATCGATATCGTATCCGTTTGGAATTGACCACAGAGGATCTCATTGAGGCAGGCGAAACGTTTGTCTTTTATTGTAAAGTAGAAAACTCAGTAATAGTTGATCATATCACAGGGTATGATGATTACAATAAGATCAATGATTTGATTGCGCTACGAACCTTCGAAGAGTCTGGTAACTATATTGTCAATCCGTTCTTCATTAATTTCCAAGAAGACGCGTTGACCCCAGCCGGATATCTTGACCTAATCGTTTCCGCAGGAACGGCTTACGTTAACGGGTATCGCGTAAATAACCCGTCACCAATTAAACTATCTGTACCCAAGTCACAAAGCATCGAAACTGTTACGAATCAAGCCGTCAGTGTTTCGTTTGGTAATTATGTGTGGTCTGATTATAACCTTTCTTTACCTGCTCTCAACTCAACCGTTAAGTTGTTTTCAGGTGTTTCTGGTACAGGTGAAATCGGAACTGCTAGGATCAAATCGATTGAAGAAGCAGACGCGAAACATAAGATATTCTTATATGATATTGTTATGTCTAACGCACAAGGATTCAGCGAAACAAGAAGCATCGGCAATAGCGGTACAGATTACATTAGAGTTGATTTCGACACTTCTGTTCCTAGGCTAATAGACGCTGCTAATAATGACCTGTTGTTTCACCTTCCTCGTCCGCGTCCGAGCGCGATCAGTAATATTGATATTACGGTGCAACAAGAATTTGCTGGAACACCAACAGGAAACAGTATCACAATTGGCGTTTCTGGAAGTAAAACCTTTACCGATAGCTCTTACTGGGTTGTTTGTACTGACGGGGCACAGATCGTCGCGAGCCCCGCCATTTCAATCTCAAACCAGAATCAACAAGCAACGATTTCCGGTTTACCAAATACTCCGGTTAAAATCTTAGCATACGTTCGTGACGGTGCTGGGCAGGTTGCTGATAAAGCTTTGTCTACCACAACTACGCTTGACCCTGTTGGACTTACTACAGAGGGTGATGTCACGTTCATCAATCTAGGTGTTCATGACATCTATGAAGTGTCATCAGTCTTTGCGCTCGACAACGGCGCAGTTACTGGCTCAGATATCTCTAGCTTCTTCACATTGGATAACGGGCAACGAGACAATTACTATGACATCGGGAAACTTATTAAGCGTCCAGGTGTCGCGTTAGGTACATCGTTCCAAGTTAAATTTAAATATTTTCAAAGGACGACAAGCGGTAACTTTTATGCGGCAGAGTCCTATGATGTTGATTACAATAGTATCCCCGTCCATTATACCGCAGGCGGCGATGAAATTAAATTATACAACGTCCTTGATTTCCGCCCAGATAAACTGGCGAATGGTAGCTTCGCAAATATCAAACCACTGCCGCGCAACGCTTCAACATTTTCTGCAAACATCGAGTTTTATTTGCCGCGAGCAGACAAGCTGTTAATTACCAAAGAAGGTTCGATTCAGGTTCTTAAAGGATCTCAGTCACAAAACCCTCAGTTTAAAAAGACACCAGAGGATACTCTGGAATTATATAAAATCATCCTCAATGCGAATACCTTATCGATTAATGATTTGCGATACACTGCGATAGAACACAAATTGTTTACAATGGCTGATATCAATAAGATCGAAAAGAAATTAGATAAATTGGAACAAACAACTTCACTCAATCTGTTAGAATTACAGAGTAAGTTTACCCCAGTATATGACGCTGCTGGCACAGAAAGACCAGTTTCTGGATTTGTCGTTGATAACTTTGCTGATCAAACATTGTCCGCGACTGGTCTCAATGGTTTCAGCGCTTCGATTGATCCGGTAAGCAAGTTAATGCGGCCATCTTTCAGAGAAGATAATATTCGTTTGATCTATGACGAGACAGCTAGTTCAAATACTACTCTCAAAGGTGACAATGTTTACCTTTCTTACACTGAAGATAATTGGAATACACAAAACCAAGCGTCTAAGACCGAAATCGTAAATTCAACAGGTATCATCGATAACATCGGGCATATCACTCTTTCACCTAGTTCTGACGAGTGGAAAGAAACTGAATATGAAGCTACCTATGCATTGAGTGGTTCTAATAGTATCGACACAGTCGAGGCTTTCCTTTGGAATTCATGGAATTGGAACTGGATCGGCACTAATCCAGACGAAGCGGAACAACAAAATGTTTCTGCGACAGGTGGGTTGACTGTAGATCCTCTTAATAGCGTCAATCAAGTAGGTAATTCGTGGGCATTAAACAATTTTATTGATGTTACTACAGACCCTTCCGCGAGTTCGAGTAACACTAGTGTCTCGGGTACGGTTAACAGAGTCATTGCTTCTGACAGTTTAAGAGTAATAGCAGATGGCCGAGTGATTGACGTCGCGTTGATTCCTTGGATTCGTTCGCGTCGAGTATTCTTTAAAGCTCAGGGTCTGAAGCCAAACACGACATTTATTCCTTACTTCGACGGCACACGAGTCGATGATTGGTGTAAAGGCGAGACATATCAATCTTACGCTTCGCGTAGTGATGATCAAGGCAATCAATATACTAACGCTTCTGTATCAGAACACCCTTGGACTAAATCTTCTCTCGTAACTGATGGAGAAGGCACAGTAACTGGTTCGTTCTTTATTCCAAACGTTAGGCCAACAAGAGTCCAGAATAGTGTCTCAGCTAGACCTACGGAACAGGGCGGGATTCGTTTCCGTTGTGGTGTTCGTGAATTTAAATTACTAGACATTACTCAAAACGATTATAACGCTGCTGGTAGTAAAGCAGTTGCTTTCTATACTGCGCGTGGGTTTGTAGACAAGTCTCAATCTGGTGTCTGGTCAACTCGTAATGTTGAGTTACTTACACCATATGCAAATAATAACGCGTCTGGAATGTTTCCCGCTTATTCTGAAACAGAAACAAATCAATACGCGGACGGCGTTACACCTCAATTAATTGAGCCACGTATCCCTGGAGAGTATGGCCCTGACGATAGTCCTATCAGTACGGTGTCAACATACAGCGGCAACTATTCAGTTATCTCAAGTGATTATGTTAATGTTAACGGCAACCAAACAACAGGAACGAACGTTATTCCTATGACCAAGCGCGTTAATCCGCTGGCACAAACGTTCTTTGTCGACAATCAGTTTGGTGTTGTTCTTACCAAAGCACAATTATTCTTTAGTGCTGCTGATGCTGAACTTCCGGTACAAATTCAAATTCGCCCGATGGTTAACGGTGCACCTTCTGAGAACCTTATGGTTCCTGGCTCTTGTGTATTTGTTAACGCATCAACGATCAGTTCAGCATTAGTAGACCCAATCGGTAACGATTTGGCTGCTATTCAGGCCAGCCCAGTAAGTTTTGAGTTTGATGAGCCGATTTATCTAAACGCTTGGACGGAATATGCCCTTGTTGTCATCACACAATCTACCAACTATGAACTTTGGATGGCAGAGTCAGAAGAGTTTCTGCATGGATCAAATCAAGCTACGGTTTCAAGTGCAAACGGTAAGGGTAAACTATTCAAGCCACAAAACTCCACTGTTTGGCAAGCGTCGATCAACTCATCGCTGATGTATAATTTGGTTCGGGCTAAATTCTCTACTACAGGCAGTGCCATATTATCAAACGCCTTCGTTCCCGCTACTCTACTAGAAAACAATCCAATCTATACCACACAAGACTCCAACAATGTTTATATTAGACATCCAGGCCATGGTTTGCGAGCGGGTGACAGAGCGGTATTGCTTGGACTCGAACCAAACACAACTTATGGTGGAATCTCAGGCGCCGCGTTCAACGCTATACATACAGTCATTGATCACGATGCTGAGGGATATCGAATTCAATTTCAATCGGCTGAAGCAAATTCAACTACTATTTCAGGTGGTGATTCAGTTCTCTCTGCTCGCAATATTGTTTTTGATATTGTCACGCCTTATATCGAATCTGTTTTACCACAACAAACTTCTCTAGAATCCTTTGGTAAATTTACTACGGGTACAGCTGTTTCTCAGAATCCAGTAGGATATAACAAAGACACCGTATATTATTCTGTAATGGCCAAAAACAACAGAGTATTCTCTAGCCCGAAAGTATTGGCGCATAGTGTAATCGAAACAGCGGAACTTGGTTCTGGTGTTTCTTCGGCTGATATAAAAGTTGATTTGAAGAGCGCCAGTGATTATGTTTCTCCGATTCTAGATCTACAGCGTTGTTCATTGATTACCGTTGAGAATTTTATCGATGATACCAGCATAACGCCTTTATTGGTCAGAACAGGTATTGATGAAACGGGCGCTTATGATAATAGTTCTGCTGCTCGACACATTACTTCTCCTGTAGTTCTTGCGCAAGAAGCGGTGGGTATGCAGGTACTGATTTCCGCTAATGTACCATTAACAGCTGCATATGACGTATACTATAGAACTGCAGTTGATGGCGAAAACCTTTATGAGCAGACTTGGGTAGCGCAAACAGCTTCCTCCCCTGTACCTAAAGACGACAACCCACAAGTCTTTAGAGAAACAGAGTTTTTAGCTGGTGGTACGGAAGGCACACTTTCTCCATTTACTCAAGCGCAGATTAAGATTGTCATGCATTCGACTAACTCATCTTTGGTTCCTAAGTTTAGGGATTTGAGGATCAAATTCTTGGCGTTGTAATTATGGATAAGTATTTAAAAGTTGAGGGTCATGATGGTTTAGTTCGCGACCTCTCAACAGGTGCGGTATTGAATATAAATAAAGTAGAAATCGAACGCGCGAAAGAACTAAAGAAACAGAAACTGTTAGAAAAAGAGAATCAGCAGTCGATAAATAATAGAATAGAATCGCTTGAGAGCGATGTGAGTGAAATAAAATCCCTACTACTTAATTTGATAGAGAAATTGTAAATGGCTGTAATTAACGTACTATTGACCGATACTATTAATGCTTTTCGCGAGAAGGTAAACAACCTCTCAATTGGCGTTGGAGATCTAGCTAACATTGCACAGGAAACTGGTGGGCCAGTAGATGTTGCCGACTCGACTAATCTTGTTGCTGCGATTAATGCGTTAGACTCATACTTTGGTTCTGGGTTAAACACTAATGCTCAAGATTTCAAAGGCGGGATTAATGAATTAGATTACAGATTAGAGAACAACGATGATAGCGACTTGTTCCTTCGCATGAACGGCGGGACATTTACTCTACAAAAAGACAATGGAGACTCTACGTTTACTGATTACCTCGTTATCGAGGGAGGAACTGATACCTCTTCTACCGAACTTTCCACCACAACGTTACTAAAACTTAAAGCCCCCGCTGTAGAAATAACTTCTAATTTATTAACATCGGTCGGTAATCTTAGTATCAACCCAAAAACAACTGATGATAATACTGGTACGGTAATAATCAAAGGCAACCTAACTGTTGACGGATTAACGACTACAATCAACTCAACTACGCTTACGGTTGACGATAAAAATATCGTCCTAGCTTCTGGCGCTGAGGCGGATTCGGATGCTGATGGCGCAGGTATAACTATTGATGGTGCTGACGCGACTATGCTTTATGTAGCAACCGGCGATAAGTTTGTGTTCAATAAACCAATTCATGCTGCATCGATTGTAGCCACGGAAGTTGGCGACACGGAAGTTGTGTACAGCAACTCAGGCACGCTGGTCGGCGATGAGAATTTTACTTTTGCCTCAGGAGTTCTTTCAGTAGGGGACACAAATATAGGAGACAGAGATATCTCTGTCGCCTCCGGAAACCTTGGCATTGGTGGTGGCACCACATTAAAATTTGAGACATCTGGGTCGGTTCATTTTTCCCACGACATTCCAATTCGCCCACTCGACGCAGAAGGAGAGAACGCAGCCGGTAATACTTTAGTAATCCAAGGTGGTAAGCCTTTAGGCTCGGGCGTTGGGGGACCAATTAAACTACAAAATTATACCAGTGCTACCGTCGCGGCAGACGCATTAGTCGTTAACGGTGATGGTAAAATCACTATTGCTGGCGAATTAAACGCGACAAACCTTCTATTAAAATCAACAAACGATGTTAACATAACAACTGGCGATGTTAATATAACAACTGGTGAATCAAAGATAATTCAATTCAATATCGGAAGCACCTCGAATGTTTTAAACATCACAGGCAACGACACTAGTGCGATATTAAATGTTAACGATGGAGATATATTAACGTTGACAAAAAATACTGCTACGGTAGCAGGAACATTATACAGCACTGGAGACATTGTTGCTTATTCTACATCGGATGAACGATTAAAGGATAACATTGAATCGATTCCCGACGCTGTTTCTAAAGTCAATGCAATTCGCGGAGTCAGTTTTAATTGGAACGACAACCAATCAGTATACACAGGACGTGATATTGGTGTAGTGGCACAGGAAATTGAAGCAATTTTTCCGGAATTGGTTTCTACGCGAGAAAATGGTTACAAAGCGGTTAAATACGAAAAACTGGTAGCTGTGTTGATAGAAGCTGTCAAGGAGCTTTCTACGCGAGTAAATGACCTCGAGAGTAGATAATGCCAACACCAAACCAATATGCTGGAACGAATATTTCGACCACGGATGTTAGCTTAGGCGCAATTCGAGATGAAGTGGGGCTGACTGGTCAGGTTTCGTTTAATGATCAAGAGGTAAGAACGATACTCAATCCTGATTGGGCATACGCTGATCTAACACCTGCTGGCTTGCCTTCTCCTTACGACGACCCTGCAGGTATCAACACTACCACATCCACTCCTCTTTCGATGGGCGAATTTAGAAACGCCAACGACAGACAACCAACATATGAGCTGGTAGAGATATCAGGATTTGTTTCTGAATATCCAGGCAAAGCGTATGAGGGCGACACCATTACGTATGAGCTACGAATTTGGGATTTTGGTGGTGGTACTGGCGATGGTATTTTGCATTGGCATTTTAATGGAGACATCTATGACGCTACGGCGATCAGTGGGCAATTAGATATCACCGGATCTCACGCGTATTCATCGATACAATTTTCCATTGATTTGATACAAGATATCACGGTTTTTCATGACCCGCCATTTACAGTTTCTATACGCGAGAGCAGCGACCCCGCTTCACTATCATTAATAAGTCTACCTCTACAGATCGTCGATATCACTACATCAGTTACAGTTAATGGTAACAATGCAATAACCTTGGCTGAAACTAATTCAGCGACTACGGTTGAAGTTACTTTATTCAACCATGGTCCTTATCCTGATGGATATGATTCTGTATTTTGGACTATTGCTGGTGGTGTTGCTGGTGAACCCCAGACGGACTACAGCACTGAAGATTTCGCTGCAATTAGCGGAGAGTTTGATTTAACAGTAAACTTAGACCCGCCTAACAGATATGAAACTAGATACGAACACGCCATTGGAGAGTTCGAACTCGAGGCCAATAGAGATTGGGTCACAGAAGAACCAGAATCATATACTCTGCAAATCCGCTCCGCAAGCATAACAGGGCCGATCATCGGAACGCAAACGATAAACATAAGCGACACATCACTATACCGCACATATAATTTATCCGTGCCCAACGTTGAAGAAGACAGTGATGTTATATTATCTGTCGCTGATAGCGGAGATGGTTTTTATTCTCCGGGTGAAGACGTCACTTGGACGCTCACACAACCCGCAGGGGAGAGCAGAGTCACCACAACGAGTGGTACCGCGACAATTAGCGCTGCGGGCGGAATTGTATTATCAGATACAACAAAAGAGAATATTTACAACGGCCCGATTGCCATTGGTTGGGAAGTTGTTACTTTAAGTGGCACATATAGTGGCACATTTAATTTAAATGATCGGCCCACCGTATATAACGTAGCAGTGTCTGGCGACAATCTAGCTATTATCAATGGCGTCATACACGCTGATGAAGGCACCGCACTTACCTTTCTTGTCAACGGTAATAATGTCCCGAGCGGCACGGTGTATTTGGATATTGTTCATGCTACAACAGTAAACTTAGATTTTGAGCCAACCGGCCCAGCTGGGTCTGGCTTATACAAACCAATTCCAGTGTCTATCATTGCAGCAGAAAGCGGAACGCTCGGACAAGGAAGTATCACAATTGATACTGATAGCTTAACGGGTCACTTCGATCAGGTTTACGAAAATTTCTCTGTTGCCCTCTATGAAACTACTGAAGGCCAGTATGGAACGATAATACCCAATACAACAAAACTATTTGAAATTAATACCGGTCTGGTAACTTCATACGCGTTTTCTAGTAGTTCTGTTACCGTTGAAGAAGCCAACGCGATAACAAATACACTTGAAGTGACTAATGGTGTAGGGGAAACCGTCAGCTGGGCAGTTACTAGTGCATACCAGCATGTGTTAGACAGAGTTACTACTTCTGGCTCTTGGGCAGACGTCCAGGCAAATCAATCGTTTTCTAGCGCCACCACAGAGGACACTACTGTAAATTCCCCTCTTGGCACTGGCACAGTTACAGCAACAGGTAGCGTTACTGGCGCAACAGCAAGCTTCACATTTACGTTGACTGAAATCAATCCAAGCTATTCAATCTCTAACGTTAGCGCAGTAGAGGGATCACCGACTGGTTTACAATTTACAATAACAGCGAACAGGTTTGCGGCATCTTCTGCTGGATACGAAGAAACCGAGATAGAGATCAGGGACCAAAATAATCTTGTTCCTACTTCAGACAATCGGCTAGAGTATGCATCAGCAACTATTCCTGTGACGTACTGGAATGATACAGGTAATGTTGCAGACCTTGTCATCGCTACAAATTTTGGAGATTGGGCTGATGTCCAAGGGTTGTCGTACTTTTATATT